ATCTTAGATATATTAGCACTTATTGTACGATTACTACTACCTTTTTTTAGAGGCATTTATTCTTTCTCTTTGTACGGCAGTTCTTTGGTTTTGAATATTTTGTTGTTGAGATAATCTTGCAGAATCAATATTCTTTTTATAACTTAATTTTTCTTCTTCTAGGTTATGTCTAGCTAAATCATCTGCGGCATCAACATTTATTTTTTGTTGTTCTAATTGTAGTTCTTGCATCTTAATGTCAACCAAAGGATCTTGTGTTTGACCAAACGGAATAGCTTGTTGTTCTTCTGCAACCATATCATCCATCATAGCGGCAATTTTAACAGCTACTTGTTTTTCAATTTGTGATTGGAACTGTGCTTGTAATTCTTCTGGAATCTGTCCGCCAAACTTAGCAGCTTGTGCTTGTAAGACTTGTTGATTTTCCATCATGACTTCGTTTCTTGCAATAGCAGAAGTATGTTCAACAACATGTGCTTGAAGTATAGTTGCTACTTGAGGATTGTTCCTTACCAAATACGAACTCATGAAAGCTCTATGTGCTTCTATGTGAGCAGGATGATCTTGATCAGGGAAAACTGTAAGTTGCCCCATCATCAATGATTGTGAATTTTCTACACCTGGATCCATTGGCATAGGTTGTGGTGGTGGAGGTAAAATGTTTTCCACTTGTTGCACTCCTAGTGCCGTATACATTCTTCTGTATGCTTCATACAAATTGTGCATCTCAGGATTAGATTGTGCTAATTGTAATTGTGTTTGTGCCAGCATAATTCGCTGAGACATCGAAAAGATGTTTGGATCTGAAACAGGAACAACATCTACCCTCTCATCAAAATCTGTAGATTTAATTCCTCTATCTCCGCCTTGAACATCATAGGGATATTCGGCAGGGAGAGTTGTTGCAAATAAACTAGCTAATAAATCAAATTCATGTTTTTGTGCATTGTGACATCTTTTGTGGATACCACTCATCACTTTGGAACCTTGTTCTAATAATGCCATAGTGGTTCCAACAGGATTAGCCTGTGAACCGTCTCCCACTTTCATATCGGCAATAGCTGCAAATCTTCTACCTGCATCGACAACATAACCTAGTAACTGAAAGAGAGTCCCATCGGGTCCTTTGTACGGAAGAGGCATTAAGGCATTTCGTAAATCTCCACCGGGGGCATCAACGTCTCTGAATTCGCCCGGCATTAAAGGTTCTTCATCATCTCTGACACGAAGACCTCTTGACTTAAATCCAGCAGGTAAGTTGGATAATGTACCTGCATCTAACAATGCTCGCAGTGCAGCTGTTGCAGTTCTTGTCAAACCGCCGAGCATGTGTACTAAACCAAAACCATAAAATCCGAGACCAGGTAAAAACTTATAATGAACAAAATATTTTTGTCTCATAAACATTGGATCGCTCGGTAAATAGTTTCGATAGATTGATAAAATTTTTCCATTACCTTGTTCCAGTGTTACAACGTAAGGTAGTTTTAGTCCTGTGGGCTCACCATCTTCTCCAGTATTTTCATACCCTTCTAAATTTAAATCGACGTGCATTTCTAATAATTCATATTGACCTGCATAGGCAGATTTTTTCACACCTTCGAGTTCGTCATACTTCTCTTGAATATCAGAATAGGTGGAATACAATTCATCATTCTCTTCCATATCAACATCTCTGTAGAACCCAGAAATCATTTGTCTCTTCAAATCGTTCGGAGAAATTTTTATCACATGTGTAATGCGTTCGGCGTCTTCTAATTCGGATGCTCCGTAGTTGACAACTAAATCTTCACTCGGAATAAATTTTGCACACGGTCTTCCCATGTTGCCATCGTAGTAAACTTTTTTAAATGCACTACCTGCTAGGGGTAAGTGAAACAATAACTGATCCATTTCAGGATCGTACTCTTTCATCTTGTACGTAATCTGATAGTTCATAAATTCTTTGACCCGCTCTGCTTGTTGTTCTACTTCAGGAGTAGACACTCCTAAAATAGAAGTTTTAACGGGACCGCCCGCAGGGAGAAGCTCTTTATAAGCTCCTGCTTGAAACTGCGTGACGGCCTCGGCGAGTAGTGGATGAGAAACTGATGCAGCACCTCTGAAAGGTTCGCTGACTTCTGTGTATTTAAAACCTAATAGGTCTAATCCTTTGATGTAAGATTGTTCCCAATCTTTTCTCGATGTTTGATCGACCGAGAATTGTGATCTCAGTTCGTTGGAAATTTTTGCGAGAGTTTCTTCTTCGATGGCTTCGGCTAAGTTATCGGCAAATCCGTCTCCAGTGTCCGTGGGCACCGGCCCAAGGCTCACGGGTTCATCGCCCTCTACTTCAACCTCTAAGGGAGTATCTTCTGTTACTGTTTCTTCAACAATTTCTTCTTCCACACCAGTGGGTGCTTCATTTAACGTTTTATCAATTTCAGCCATGATTATTTATACCTTAAGAACCGTAAAAAGCAATTCTACGTTTTGGACGTTCTTCAATCTCCTCATCATACTCGTGTTGGATGGCACCGAACTGTCGGTACCGCATCAATGCTTGTGTCATTGAATCCACATAGTCATCATTTCTACCATAAGGGAAAGCTGCGCATTCTTCAATAACTTCTTCTGCCCACTTATATGGTGGATACCAAATCATTCCGCTCTCAAAAAGAGGAGATACGGAGTTGACACGAACGAGTTTGTCGTTTCCCCGGCTAGGTGTAAAATTAATCACAGGTATTCCCATGGCTTGTAGTTCATGCGTGAGGGGAAGACCTGTTGCTTTCGCCTCAATGATGATTTGTTCGGGTTGCCAGTAGTCGTTCTTCTCTAAAGCAATTCTTTTTAAGTCGGGAAAGTCCCATCGTCCCCGATCTGCTTCCATTAAAATAATATTTTGCTTACCTGTCACCTCATTATAGAAAACTCCCCACGTTGTAATCGCAGAATAGTCCGCTGTCGTCTTAGAAGAGAAGGCTGTATCATAACTTTGAATAACATATTGCAAAGGAGGCTGTGGTTTACTCCATTCTTGCCACCATTCACGTTTAATAATAGAAGTTTCTTCACTTGTGGGCTGTTGTTGCCACTGTGCGTTCCATTTTGCAACAGGAAGAGAGGCTCTGACCGCCTCTAGTTGATCTTTTTTCCAAAATTCTGGCCATTGCGGTTGTCCGTCGTCCAGGAGCGCTGGAAAATCGACAATTTCCCACTTATCAGCGAGCGGATCTTTGCTTTGAGCCTCAATTAAACGCTCTGTTAAGTCCTCTTCGCTCCATCTGGTCATCACCACAACGATACTGCCTCCTGGTTGAAGACGCTGACGAGGTCCTGAGGTATACCATTCCCATGCGTTCTCCATAGAAGTCTTCGAAAGAGCGTCTTGCTCGGAGTGGGGGTCGTCGATAATGAGTAAATCTGCACCACGCCCGGTTATCGAACCACCGACACCTGCCGCAAAGTATTCGCCCCCATGATTTGTCTCCCATCTTCCTGCAGCTTGGGAATCTGCTCGTAGCTCGGTGCCCGGGAACACCGATTTAAATTCATTTTCATTCATTAAGTTTCTGACCTTACGACCAAAACGATATGCTAGCTCTGCGGTATGGGTGGTTTGGATAATTTTCAATTTAGGGTTGTTGCCCATCATCCAAGCGGGAAACAGGAAACTAGCAAATTCTGACTTAGTGTGTCTAGGGGGCATATTCACTATCAATCTAGAAATTTTTTTATCCCTGATGGCTTCTAATTTTTTAGAAATGATTTTATGGTGCCTCCCCTCTATGAAGTCGGGCCATATGTTTTTTACAAAATTGCCAAAGGAGTCCCTAGAGTTCCTTGCGGATTCAAGTTGTACCTTCTTAAGCTCAAGCTTCTTGAGAAACAAAAGTCTCTCTTCTTGAGACATAGAAGACAGATCTGGTAGTAAATCGCTCATCTTTTCTATGTATATTTATATACTAGCATACAAACTATGTACTACTGAATTTAGGGTGTACCCCCTTCATTGTAAATTGTAATGTATTACTTCGTCATTCCTTACTCTCTCTTAACCAAAAATATTATATTTTTGGTTAGGTGCCGAA